ACCAAATGTTATTAAATCATTTACATCACATGCTAAATGTATATTCCAAAAATCACCATTATAAATAGGAAAATATTCGGTTGCTGCATGTGTGGATCCTAATCTTTTATAAGCAAGTCTTCCAAATTTAATATTATCTCCTGTTTCATAAACATCTACTCCCGAAGAGGAAGCTTGTATACATATTTCTACATTTTGGTTACCGGGGTTGGTTAAAATATTTCCTATTTCAAATATATTTACATCATTAGCTGTGTCTCTATTTGGTTTAGCTCTTACTTCTACTGTTTTTGAATTAGCAGGGCCTTGATTTAAACTACTCCAATTAGTTCTAAGTACATGATCTGTGGTAGTTAATGATCCTCCTTCTATAACTAAACTGGATTTTTCGTATGTAAATGTTTTAAATGTTGTTTTATCTGTTGTAGATCCTCCATATTCTTTTACATTTAATATTGAGGGAGGGATTCCATAACAATTCATTAATGCGTGTAATCCTTTTTCTGTTCCTTTAGTTTTTAAAAGATAAGGTGCATTATGATATAATCTTTTCCAAATTTCTTTTGAAATATTTTGTTTAGCAACTGAACCCTCATTTGAGGCTGTTATTAATGATTGAGATACTGGAGCTCCATAAAAAGCACTCCCAGATGTTCCCTCTCCTAATATATATTCTATTAATTCTGTGTTTTCAAATTGATCAAAAGCTTCTATGCCTAAACCTTTTAAAGTAAAATAAACTAAATCTTTAGAAATACCTCTTGTATGATGAGTATCATTTATTTCTGTGATGTGTTTTATATGAATCCATACTTGATCAAAATGTTGACCCATCATATTAACAAATAACCTATATTGGTCATTATCATCATTATCTAATACATGATTAGGTACTAATCTTTCTAGATTATTTTGGTTTTGTCTATCATATAAAGAAGCTGATAGTAATTGTCCCCCATAATTAGGATTAGAAGATATTTCATTTCCTAACCATGTTTTTACTTCTGAAGAAGATATAGGATATAAATTGAAAGGAGGAATAGTGTTACTTTTAGGATAAGCAAAAGATCCTGAAGTATAGTATAAAAATCTTTCATATCCATCTAAACCTTTTAGTAAATCATTTTTTTGATTATTAATTAAAGACTGATTTGATATTGAAGCTGCTTGAGGAGTAGGTATTAGTTTTAATTTTTCTAATTTTTCATCATATGATTCAATTAATTTAATTTTATATTCAAAGTTTTTTAAACGTTCTGTTGCACTACTAAAATTTACAAAATTTTCAAAATGATAAGGGACATCATCACTTTCTCCTGCAAAACTTTCTGAAATAGGTCTTATATAATCATAAGGTATTTCTGGTACTTCTCCATTTTCTAAATAATTTAAAAGTTGATTATATGATGAAGATAATACTGAACTATTATTTAATATACTATCATATGTTTTAAGTGATGAAGGTATTGAATTATTTAATCTAACGTCTATTTTAAAATTAGGACCCCTTAAAGATATAGAATTATCTTCTTCTTGTTGTATTCCTAAATCTATGGTTAATACTATAGGATCTATTATTTCTTCTACTATATTTAAATCATCATCAATATTATAAGTAGAAGGAAGTGGTTTTAAAAGTTTAATTAAAATTTCAGGACTAGTTCCTCTTTCATCTAATGCAATATTAATTACAGTTAGTATATTTCCATTATTAAAATTAAGTCCAAAATCTTTAAAAAATACATTAGATTCTACTTCATTAATAAAATTTCTTATAGATGATATAGTTTGAGTATTATTTACAGAAGAACCTAATCTTAATTTTAATTCGTTTCTAGAAGAAGATATTTCTTTTATAGAAAATAATAAAAGTGGTGAGTTTAATATTTTTCTTCTAAGTAAATTTAATTTAATCTTATATTTTCCCGATGTGTATCCTAATTTATCTAATTCAACAGCAGGATCCATACCTATTTCACTTATTAATCCTTCACTATCTGTTCCTTCAGGAGTAGAATTAAAAGAAGTAAAATTTAAATTTGATTGTAATAATTGATCTGATAAAGATAATACATGTAATTCAGCATAATCATTAATATTACCAAATTTTCTTGTTAATTCTCTAGATGCAACTTGACCTGGCTTAAAATCAAAATTTAATATTGTTTCCGTGTTTTCTGCCATTATTCTAAATTATTTAAGTCTTGGCCATCTCTTAATTGAGGACCTTGAGTAGGTAATTCATTATCTGAAGATAAAGTAATTATAAAATCATTTTCGTCTCTACCTGGTTGATATTTTTGGTATAATATTTTTTTCGTTACATTAGTTAAATAATGAGCTAATCCTTTATACATAAAATATCTAAAATTTGGATTTGATGAACCCTCTACTCTTAAAAAAGAACCATTATTATAAATTGGGTGTTCATTATCTGAAGTTATTGATGAATTTTGTTGATTTAGTACTTCTTCTTCTAATATTTCTATTCTATCTAATAATGCTTCTATTTGATCATCTTTAGGATCATAAAAATCATTAATATAATCTCTACTTTGGACAAATAATGTTGAATGGGATTGATTTCCTATTTTAGGGATATCATAAAAAAGATCATTATATTCTTGAAATAAATTTTTAATTTTAACATCATTTTTTCTATTATCTGTTTCAGCTAATTCACTAAAAGATAAGTCTAAAACGTTACTTACATCAAATCTACTATATAGTTTTTTTGTTATTTTTATTTTTTCTTTTGACATTATCTAACTACTTTAAAGTGGTAATTATTATCATATATTATTGTTCCCTCACTATTTATATGTTTAAACAATACTCTATAAAATCTTTCAGGTTGTAATCCCTTCATATGTAATTTAAAGTACATACCCTCATCATCTGCACTTAATTTTGTAAAACTATTATCAAAAGGGATAATTTCTTGTTCTGTGTGTGCATCTCTTATACTATAATGTGAAGATGTTGTAAAATATCCTACATCTAAAAAATTAGAAGAAGATGTAAACTGTCTTGTAGGGTATTTATCTCTTACATGAATTCTAAAAAATGCTTCATCATTTTGATTATATTCTTCTTTATTTCTATAAAGTGAAACATTTAATTCTCCACTATTTTTAGCAGTAGCACTTCCTATACTGTAAGAACTATCATCCCATTTAAATGTTAATCTTGGTGGATAAATAGTATGTGTATCAACTGAAAAATATTGCATTTCACCAAAACTACTTGATATATCTTCTTCAATTGAATCTGGTTGTTTAATTAAAAATCCTTCATTAGCTATACCTGTTGGATAAGCACTATTAGCAAATAAACTTGCTGAGTGTTTTTGAACTATTGTAGTTACATTTATATCTGTATCTAAAGTGTCTCCTAATAAAAATTGTTGAGAACCTTGAAATAAACTACCTGTATACCATACTCCTCCTCCTTTTGTTACTCCTGTAGCATTTATTGAACCCGTAGTAGCTACTGCAAAACTTGATGTAGTCCATTGAGTAGCTGTTGTACTATTATCTCTAAAAACCCAACTTGTTCCATTTGAACTTGTAGGTAAATTTGAAAATCTTCCTGTTCCTTCATCCCATGATTCAGATACTGCAAATGCTTCTAAATTTAATGTACTAGTTAAATTTTTATGTTCTGAAGAAAGTAGTTGTAATGCTACTTGTGTTGTTCCATTATTAAAAACAGTAGATCCTATTTTATCCGAAATTGTTGTTTTAATTTCTTTATTTTTAAATTTAATTAAAATTCTTGAAGGATAATATCTTTGGTCTGAGCTTCCTTTTTCTTTTACAATTTCAAGGATTTCATCACTTCCCGCATTCATTTTAATTCTATCTGGGTGACTGTATACTGTAGTGTCCTTTTCTGGAAATATAAAATAATATGCCATTTTTTATTTTTAAATTAATAGTTACTTGATTGACCTACTGATGTATTACCAGTAGTTATACCTGATGAATTATAACCATAAGTTGTTACTCCTCCCTTAATATCTGAATTTGGGAATTTTAATTCAAATATACTTGGATCTAGTGAAGGATAAATTATTCCTCCTTTAGTGGCCTGAGTAAAATCATATTTATATTGTGAATATCCTACATCTGTTCCATTAATATTATTAAAAGATATATTTTCTACTGATTGGACTCCCGAAACATTACCAATTAAATTATATACTTCTGAAATAATAATAGGTTGATTTACTTGCCATTTATCTGTATCAAAAAATTCTTTTATTTCTGTTATACAATTAAGTATTACTTCTTCATTATTATAGTTTTTAAAAGTTACTATTTCAAAAGTTAAACCAAAATTAATAACAAATGCATCTTTAATATTTACAGCATCTGTTAACATTCTATATTCTTCTAAATAAGTAGATAAGTTTGTTTTTGTAGCTGTATTTAATGTTGATAATTTTTTATTTTTATCATATCCTAAAGTATATAAATTTAAAGCTAATGGATTAGGAATACGATTTGGTTCTGTTGTTAAAGGAGATATTTGATCATCTTGTGTAATATATGCTTTTGCTACTCTACCTAAACGAGCAGGCATAGATAACGTTCTAATTAAATAATCTTCTTTTGTAACTGTTCTTTTTTGAGCTGAAAAAGCTGCCATTGCATTCATTCTGACTTCTTCTACTGAATCTCCTGCACTACCCCCTATTGCTTTTTGTGGGTTAGTTACTGCTACTGAACTTTTTATAAAAGTTAATAAAGATTGATTTAAATTAGGTTTATTACCTGTTTTTAAAGTTTCTATTTTAGTTATAGTATTTGAACTTACATTTGATTCTAGTCCTCCCCCCACTAAATAAGTTACTGTTAATGTTGTATTTGAAGGAGCTTGACCATAAGCTTTTGTGTATAAAAAATTAGAAGGATCATAAGCTACATCCAATTTACTTCTTCCATCTTTAATTCCTAAACCAATATTATCTGGGTTAGGGATTATTTGTTCATCTGATTTATCTGAACTTCCTGCTCCAAATTGAAGTTCTAATGTATTATCTGTTTTAAAACGAGATACAAATCTTCTTGGTACTCTTTTTAATTTTAAAAGATAAGGAGTTTGTTGATTAAAGCTTTTTAATTCAGGATCATTTGCTCCTGTATTTGTTATTTCTTCAAAAATAGTATCTTGTGCTAAATAAGGGACTTCTGAATAAATATTGCCATTTGTATCTACTACAGATTCTATAGAAATAATATTTGTGTCAAATAATGTTAATGTTTTAAACTGTTGTGCTGCTCCTACACTAAATGTTTGTGTTTTTATTTTTGCAGATACTCCTAAAGTTTGTTTTTTTAATAAATAATATTCTGGATTATTTAAACTATCATACTGATACACACTTACAGTTGTTGGATCAAAAGAAGATGAAAACCCAAAATTGACTTGATTTTCTGTATAAAATTCTGTTCCTTCTGTTGAAGAAAATATAGAATTTTCATTTATAGTTAAAGTATAATCATAATCTGGTTCATAAATTGATCCTGAAATTCCTAATTTTGCAGGTATTAATTGATATATTTCTAAATTAGTAGAAGCTGCTGTTGTTACTTTAGGGATATATCCTAAAGCATAAGCTAAATTATATAAATTTTCTTTTTCCTGAGCTAATAATAAAAATGATTCTTGTAATTGAGTATCTGTGTAAAATGATAAAACATCTCCCACATATGATGCCATTTCTAAAAACATCATACCTGGAGATCCTTCACTAAAATCATTATAAGTATTAGGATAATAAGTTTGGGTAAATTCTATTAGTTGAGATTTAAAAGAATTAAAATCTTTATTTAAATATTTAACATCTTTATCTTGTGTTTTATTTGAAGTTTTTGAATATGATGCCATTGTTTTATGTGTTAAAATTTAGTTGTATAGCGTCTAATTCACTTGAAGGATTATATTTATATACTATTTTTATATATAATAAATGGTCATCAGGTGAAAAACTACTATCAGCTGAAATTAATGTTATTTCTGGAATATAGAGTTTTACTTGATTATCTATTCGTGCTTCTAAACTATTAGTATCTATTTCTGTTTCAAATAGTAAATTTTTTAAACCAACTCCAAAAGCAGGTAAATTTACTCTTTCACCTGGTTCTGTTAATAATACGTTTATTAGGTTACTTTTTACTTGTTCTTTTTGTGTAAATGTTTGATTAAAAACTCCATCAGCGTTAAAAGGAAAGGCTACACCTATAGCTACATTTTTATTTAAATCTAGAGGATTAATTCGTATGTAATTATCAGTTGTAGGCATTTATTAGTTTCCTTTTTTCTTAGCTATTGCTTTCATTAAACCACTATAGTCTTTTGTTATTGCATTTGCTACCGATTTAGGCATACCTGTTGTATCCGCAGGTAAAGGAGCTCCTGTTGCAAATGGTTGTGCCATACTTACAGGTGCTTGGGCTATTTGAGTATTTGTATTTCCTGCTGCTGTTTCATTTAATAAATCATTTAATGTACTATTAGATGAAAAATTTTGTGTTGGTTGTTGTTTTACAGGTGTTCTACCCATAATTTTTTCTTTCAAAGAATGTTTTACTGTTTCGGGGACTTTAGCTATTTTTTCAGTATGTTCTACTATTGTTGGTTTTAATTCATCACGTAAATCTTCCCTAAGTGATTTAATTTCTCTACGTAACGAATAATCGATTTCTTCTCTAACTACTCTTCTAATTAGATTTTCAAAAGTTTTTGCTTTCATTGTTGATTGTGTTTGTTAATAAATATAATTTTTTTAAGCTTTATAACGTCTATATCCTAATACTTGAAAATTAGCATTATATGCTCTTTCAATTAATTCCAAATTTCCTTGAACTGTTAAATTTTTTAATTCTTTTTCATAATAATTTGATAAATCATCTGAAAAATCAAAAGGATCTTTTCCAAGTTCTATTATTTCCATGTTGTATCCAATACTATCTAAAAATTCTTGAGCTGATTTTGATTGTACTACATTTCCATTACCATCAAGACTAATATTTCCTGCATTATCTGTAGCATCATTATTTGCTTTAAAAGCCCCACATCGTGATAATGTCCCTAAAAATAAAGTTTCTAATAAACCCACAATAAATTTTATAGCATTTTTTATAGCTGCTAATGCTGTTGTAGCTTTAGTTATATATCCTATATATTTTAATGCTTTTGACACATATGTTTTAAGTAATTTGGGATAAGTTGCAGCTGAAGCTTTTATAATTTCTACAAAACCTTTTGCTATATCTAGTTTATCTTTTAAAAATATTGCTGTTCCCGCAGGAATTAAAACTCCTGCAGTTGGAGGAATTATTACTGATCCTATACCTGTTAATATTATTTTTGCTGTTGATATAACTTTACTTAATTTTCCTATTAATCCAACTATTTTTTCTAAAATTTTTAATATTTTATTAACTACCGACATTATTTTATCACACATTGCTTTAATTTTTTTTAAAGCTTTATCCGCACCATTAATTACTTTTGTTCCTTGATCTAATTGTCTTTTTAATTTTTCATAGGCTTTTACAGATTTATCTAAACCCTTTGCATTACACAAAGTTGCACTTGCTTCTGCTTTATATTTATCTTTAATTTCACTAGGAGTTGGTAGATTTTTTTTAACATTAGTTACTGCTTTTTCTCCTTGTTCTTTTATTTTTTCTTTAACTTGATAAAGTGCTTTATCTTGTTGTTGTAATAAATTTCTTATTGAGCCTGTTACTGACATATTATACTAATTTAATTCGTTTACTTTTTATTTCTTTTATTTTTTTTCTTAAATCCATTATTTGAGTTCTTACAGTTCCAAAACTTCCTTCATTTCCTGGAAAAGGAGCACAAGGACCTATAGGAGGAGCTACTAATGTATATTGTCCTACTAATACATTAATTAAATCATTTACCATATCTAATAAATCATTAAGATAATCTTCTGTTTTATCTCCTAATAGTGCTGGTTCTGTTGGGTATTTATCTAAATCTAATCCTAAATAAATATCAGGCGCATTTACTACAAATTTATTTCCATCTAAATTACCCGTATCAAAATGAAAACTACCGTTTGTACTAAAACCTATAATTTTATCTGAAAATAATAAAATACTATCTGTTTTAGCATTGAATAATAATCTATCTGAATTGATTATTACTTGTTTTCCCTGGTATACATCTGGTTTATCTGGTACGAACATATTATTTTTTTCAAATATTTATTAATGGATATTCTCCTCCTGCTATTTGTTGTGCTACTTTTTGATATTTAGCTCCTTTGTAACTTTGATACCTATTATAATTAGTTAGACCTCTATTTTTTTCTAATCCTAATTCTGTCATTAGTTTAGGGACCCAAAACCATGGACAAGATTTATTTGCAAATTGATTATGACCATATACTTTTATTCCTGGGTATCTTTTTATATAAAATTTAATTATATCTACTATAGTTATAGATTGTCCTTTAGACATTTGGTTTTTTCCTTGGATAAAATCTGCACCTCCAATCCATGAAATATGTATCATCTCATTAGTAAAATTCGATTTAAATTGGGATTTTATTACCTCTTCACAAAATGCATGACCAATACCATTAGTCCTTTTCGTATCTTTATAACATTGAGTTACTTTTCCATCATTCTGAATTAAATGATGATAACCACCATAACTCCATTTTTTGGATAATAAAAAGTATTCCATAACACTTACTGCATCATCGGCTTTTCTTTGACCAGCTGTAGTGTGAACTATTAATTTAGTAATTCTATTATTTTTAGGTCCTATATTATTTTTTAGACTATTCCAATATTGTGGTTCTTGTAAAATTACTGGTTTTCCATTACGATTAGTTATTGTAACAGGATATCTTTTATTTTTTGTACCTTTTTTAACTTCTATTATTTCTTCTTCATGTTTTTTTGTTCCTTCATTATTGGGAGTAAGATCTTCATCTCCATCTTGATTTTCTACTTCAGGATCATTACCTTCTGTTCCTGATATTGAAGTATCTTCTTTAATTAAATTATATTCTACAAAATCTTCTTTTTTTCCTTGTCCTGAACCTACCATTTCATCAAAGAAAGAAAGTGAATCTGTTGGTGTTGTTATTGTTGGTGTTGATGTTGGTGTTGTTGGTCTTTCTTGAACTACATTGGGTGTTGCTGGAATACTATCATTATCTTGCTGTGTTAATTCTTCATTAAGATCATTATTAGATGAGTAATTTGCAGGTTCTGGTTGTTTAATTTCTGGTAATGGAGAATCTGTTAGTTGTGTTAAAGGATCAACAGGTAATTTTATTTCTGTTTCATATGATTGAAAATTTGTTGAAGCTACTGCTAAAGAGGATATTTTTTGGTTTGATGTCATATAAATAGAAGAATCATCTCTATTTATATCTTCAATTGTGGGTACCCATCCTTTTTCATCTAATTCTTTTGATTGACCATTTCTAATAATAGTAATTGGAGAACCTATTTTTTCATCTCCTTGAGACCAATCATTTTTATTATTTTTAGGTATAACATCATCTTTAACACTTGCACCTAATCTTATAGAATTACCATATCTACCCTCTATAATATAATCACCTTCATATGGTAATAAAGGTTTTATGTCTAATTGTTCTTTAAAATAATTTCCTAAATCAATTTCTGAATTGTTATCTTTAGCTTGTCTTACAATACCATTTTCTGTTGATTGGTAATCTTGAGTTGTAGATGTATTTTTTAGAGAGGCTTTAGTAGGTAATGCATTATGGTGTTGGTGGGACCATATATTAATATTAGATAAATAATAAGTATCATTACCATTACCTACATCATATATGTCTCTATTTATTCCTTTTAATATAATTACTATTTCATTTTTTAAAGGATATTGTTTTACATTAGGATTTAAAGGTCTAGCTACATTATTATAATCAGGTCTTTTAGTACTAGTAGTTTCAATAACACCTGTATAAAATATAGTTCCTAAAGAATCCCATCCTCCTAATTCCTTCCATCTAGGATGATTTTCATCTAATATAATGTCTGTTACTCTAACAGAAGTTAAAGTAGAAGTTGTAGATCCTCCTCCACTATTATTTTCTCTTCCTACACTTATACTATACCCCATTTTATTCTTTTGGTTTATCTAATTGTTTAGGTTTTTCAACTGTTTTTGCTATTTCTTCGGCTACATCCATCAATTGATCCATTTCTTCAGTAGTTAATAAACCACCATCTCCCGTATTAGCTGTACTTGTAGATAAACGTTGTACAATAGCAGCCATCTTAATTAGTTGGTCGTCATTTTTAACGCTTATTTCCATGTATTCTTTAATTAATGGAACTACAACTGTAGCATCCCCTAAAGATTGTACTAAAGGACGTAATTCAGCTATTAAAGATGCAAGTTGAGTTGCTTTTTTCTTTTGATTACCGTGAATTTCTTTTAATAAATCTGAAAAGGATTTATCTTCAAATATTATTTGATTTAATGAATCCATATTTTTTATTATAAATATGAAAAAAATTAAACTTTTACATATCCTGTTTCAGCATATTCCATATATAGTTCTTTATACTGTTTTTTTAGGATTTTTGTTACTTTAGTAATTACGGGGGTATCCACTTCAGTCATTTCTCTTATGTAAATATAAAGTGCTTTTTTATTAAATATTTCTAAATTTTCTCTACGTTTAAAAAGAATATTAATAGCATCTGCTACTTTTCTATCTTTTTCTTTTTTAAATATAGTAAACATATGTTTATCAGTATACGCAGTAAAATAATCTATAAATTCTTTTATTTCTTGTTTACGTCCATCTCTACCTAATTGATTTAAAACTCCTTCATCTTCATCTGCTGCTAATACATCTACTTTTTGTTTTTTCTTTTGATAATTGTTATTATTATATAATATAAGATAATTTTTACCTACAATTGAAAAATAACTAAATGCTTTTGTACCCCTTTCAGGTTTAAAATAATCTAATTTTTCTAAAAGAAAACAAATTACTTCATGTTTTAAATCTTCTAAATCATCTACTTCTGTATAATAGAATTTAAATGTATGAATTAGATTTTCGGCTAATTTATAGAAAGGATACCAAATTCTTGTTTTAAATATATTATCTCTATCATCTTGATTTGATGTAGATAAATATTCTTTAATAGCTGCATCTGTGTCTGGTGTAAAATATTGTTTTTTTGTTCTTTTTCTTCCTCTTCTTTTAGGTTCAGGTTCAAGAGAACCAGTGATTACTGGTTCTGGAGGAGGACTAGGGGCATACTTAAGTTTGTTTGACATGTGGTTTTTACTATTTTTTATTTAAGAGTAAACTCGTTTAGAGCTTCTTGTATTTTTTGTACTTCTTTAAAAAAGAAACCAATTTCATCATCTGAGTAAAATGAACCTTTTTGGTCTAATTGTTTTAACCTTACATCACAAGCTTGAATTGCTTCACTTTGTTTTGCAATAAAATCTTCTAACTTTTCATTTTTCTTTATTAAATTTCTAATAACAAAAAAAGAAGAGGTTAATACTACTGTTAATATTATACTAAGTGTAATCATGGTTAATCTTTAAAAAATGAATCTATAACATCTAATGTTGCTGATGCTAATTTTGGGTTATTTTGTGTATTTACTTTTTTAGCTGCTCTAAGCGTTTTATCACCTTTAGTAGCATTTGCTGGTTTAGAAGAAGGATTAGCTGAATTATTCCACAACTCAAATTCGATTTGAGCAGCCATATGATCTGCTTGATGCATTAATAATGGTAAGTGGGTTCTTAATCTAGTTTCTTTTTGACCAGACATAAAGTAAAACTTATTTGAATCATCATATAAACCATCATGAATTTTAATTGTAATAAACTCATTTTGAGTTACTTTACATCCAATTTCCTGTAAGATAAATAATGAACGTTCTGGTGTTTTCATAGCTGGGATGTCAGTGTTAAACTTATACATTTGACCTAATTTATCCATATGCCATTGTGAGTCGTTTGGTTGGTAATATTCTCCTTCTTGTTGACCCATCTTGCCTAAATCATGGAATAATGCTGCGAAATGCATTTCTTCAACAGTATATGTGGAAACGTCTCCACCCATGTCTACCCACGTTTTATACAACGAATTAGCACAATCAAATACACGCAAAACATGGTCAGTATAACCACCTGCAAATGCTGAATGGTGCCAATTTTTACTTGAAGCAGGCATCATCATCATTCTTTCTTTATATTTCTCTAAAAATGGCAATAATATGTCTGTTCTTTCTTTTGAGAATGATTTTTCAATCTCACTTATATAACGATTCCAATTTGATTGGATTTTTTCTGCTGATAACATAACTTTTATTTATTTTTAAAACATTCCAGGACCATTAGCTGTCCCTCTAGATCCCATACCATTTGTTTGTGATATAGAAATTATATTTTGTAATTCTTCAAAACGTTCCTTAAGTATTCCATTTTCCATAAAATGAATAGCATCCTTATTTTGTCCTCTTTTAATCAATCCTCTTAATTGTGCTAGAGCTTGATCAAATCTTTCCATTGCGTTGTTTAATTGTCTTTCGTAAGCCATAATTTATTTATTATTTTTCTTAACCGTAGTATTTTTCTTTGGTATATCCAAATCTTTTTTACGAGGTTTTTTTCTTTTAATTTTTTCTGTAGTAGGGTAATATTCCTCTGTCCACTTTTCAATGTCTCTAATTTTCATTTGTATATTTTTCATATTGTAAATTACACCAGTCCATATTTTCTTTTAACATTTTTTTACGATCTGGTAGTATATTAAGAAAATCTGTTGTCTCTATTAAAAGACCTATTGCTATTACGCGAGTTAAATCTTTTTTCGTCCCTTTTTCTTGTATAAGTGTTTTTAATAATTCAACACTTTTAAGATATTCATCTCTTTTAACTTCTGCTGCGGATTGTTGTTTTTGTAATTCGTATTCTTTATCATTCTCATCAAAAAATGACATTATATTAGTACCTGAACGATGTATACCTTTTAATTCATCGGCGTCTTCCATCCGCTTCAGTGTCTTTTCTATATTATGTGGATTATATTGTGTCATTGTGTTGGTGTTGCGGTCCGCCGTTCACCTTAAAACCCCTACAGTTGTAGGATATAACTTAACTTAATGTAAGCCAAGCTTTATTTACCAAAAAGTTCTTCAAAATTAATTTGCATAGAACCTTGAGCTGCTTTAATATGTTTTAAAGCATCTTTATTATCTAAAATTTTATTATAATCTATTTGCCAAAATTTACAATTACCATTATTTAATACATTAACTAAAAATCCACCAGGTCCAGGTTTTCTAGCTATTTTAGGTTTTACAAATTCTAAAGACATTGCTCTAGCTCCTTCTTCTGCTGTTGAGTAATTACCTAATTTATCATTTAAAAAATCCATATTTTCTTTTATCTCTTTAAATATATCATACCCAGGTATAGCAGCTAATTGTTCTAAATCTATATTTGTAAATTTTAAAACTTCCTCCATAGCATCTTTTAAATTATTACCATCCCAAGTTAATGGATTTACATTTTTAGGTGCTCTTTTTTTACCATCTTCAATTCCTTTAAATTGAGTTGATAAAGCATTAATACCAAAAATTACACCTAACATTTTTAATTGTTCTACATCTTGTCCAAAACGACCTAAACCATGTTTCCCAGTATGTTTTGGGTAAGCTTTTACTTCAACACCTATACCATCAAATTCTAAATCTGGATTATCAGCTCCTTGAGTACCTCTTGCTTCTACATTTGAATTTGAATATTGATATAACCAATATAATGATATTTCACCATCTCCTGAGCCTTTACTTGTTGTTCCTATTTCAGCACCTTTTTTAGGGGGCGTTAAAGTCCAAAAATCTTTCCAATATTTTAAATCATCACCTTTAACTTGTATACTAAAAGTAGCACCACCAGAACCAGGAAATGGATAAGTATTTTTAACTTTAGGAAGTGGTTGATCATCATTTAAACCTAAATGTTTTCTTATAACAGCATCATATTCAGCATCTCCTGGATTTGATGTTCTTTCTTTTTCTTTTTCTACTGAAGAATCTTCCATTCCATCTGTACCAGGTATTTCAATATCATCACCACCAGGTTCATCTGCTTCTAATTCATCAATTATACTACTTACATCTTGTTCAGATAATTTAAGTTTAGTAAGTATTTCTTTTAAAATAGAAACATCAGAAGGGCTACCCATATCTGGGTACCCCTTTTCTGATTTATAAGACCACTCTAATAATAACTCATCAAGAGTCATATAAATATTATTTAATAATATTAGCTAACTTTTGAAATCTTGCTACACTTTCGTGTAACTTTCCATCACCTCTAGTAGTTTTGGCTGGAGTATATCCTACGTCTTTACCAGATGTGTTTTTGGATCCTGCATCTCCAAATCCTGTTGAAGCTGCTTCTTCTAAATCTGCTTCTTCTTCCATTTTATCATCATCCTTTACTTCACCCATCATATCTTCATCTACATCGGCTTCTTCATCTCCCATATCACCCATATCATCCATGTTGTCTTCAGTATCAAATTTAACTTTTAACATATCATAAATGTTACGAAGCATATCCTCAGCATTATCACCTTCTTCGTCACCCATTCCTGCGTCAACGTCTCCAGCAGCCATATCTACATCAACATCTACTTCTTCTTCACCCATGTAATTTTCAAGTTCTTCCTTGATCATTGCTTGTAATTCTTTTAAATTCATTTTTTTTACTTTTTTGTGTTATTATTAGTTTTGGTTTTTTTATTCTTTTTAGAAGGTTTTTTTCCTTTTTTATTTTTACCTTTAGCAGCATCCACAACATCAGCTAGTTCTTTTTTCACTGCTTTAGCTCTTGTTTTTGTTTCTTTTACAACTGCAATTGCTTTTTCATCTAAATCTGTAGATGCCAAAATTGCATTCCATAATCTTTTAAAATATTCTTTCATAATTAATTTATTACTTTTGATAATATATAACCATATATAAAACATATAGGCTCAAATACATATCGTATAATCATCCCCTTAATATGTCGAGGTTTATTATTCATTACTCTATTAATGTCTTCAGTTCTTTGAATAGCCATATATTTACCTAGTTTAAAAATATATTTATTTTTATTCATAAGTTTTGTAAATTTATAAAACAAAGCATGATAACCAACTTGGTGATATTTAGTTAAATATTTATCTAAGTGCTTATTCCATAAAATACTATTTTCTTTCCAATCAATTAAACCAGTAGAATTATAAATGGTTGCACATATAATTTTAGTAGCATTATGGTCATAATCAGAATGTTCATCCATTCCATGAGGATTTACAAAATCAGTACCTGAATTTGAATTAATATTTAATCCTCCCCCATATTGATAAGTGCTTGCTTGTTCTAATGTTGTTTGATCACTAGTATAAGGTCCATCATCATAATCATCAGACACACCAGATGATTCCATTTCTTGCCTAATTTTACCTAAAGCTTTTTCTACTCCTACACTTGGAACTGGCATACTATTTTTAGTTTTTATTTAATCCAGCCATAAATCCTTCTTGGTAAGCTGTTTTTGCTATTTCGTAGTACATTTTTATACCACCAGCTCCCTCTCTTAAATTAACTCCTGCTTCTTTCATGATATTTAAAATTTCCATATGGGTATCTTTTTCCATCATAGTTTTAGCTACTTCTCTTCTACCCATTTTTTCTTTTAAAGTAATATCTTCTTTTTCCTTATCAATATTACTTAATCTTGTATTAATATCTTTATTTCTTTTTACAATATCAGAAGATATCTTTTTATATTCATCAGCTGTTAATTTACCATCTTTATATCTTTTTAAAGGAGTAGTAAGTTTTTCTTTATTTTTTTCCTTTTCTGTTTTTAACTTATCAATTTCACCATCTAAAGCTTTAAGAGCCTTTTCTTTTCCTTTTGCACCTTTAGAAGCTTTTTTATCAGTAGTTTCATCAGATTCAGGTTCATCTTTATCTTTATTTTTATCTTTTTTAGCTTCAAATAAAATATTTTTAATTTCTTGTGTAATAGCTTCTTTTAACATATCTGTTTTAAATTCAGTTGTATATTCTTTTTTATCGTATTTAGGCTCTGTCATTTTATCATCTTTTATTTTTGTTTTTACTTCAACCATTCCGTCACCTCTTTCAGATGTAAATGTTTCTAAGTATTTTTTGAATGATGATTCATCAATTTTACCTGCTTGATTCATTCCCGTTTCAAACTGAATTAATGCTGAATAATACCCTCCATGTTCTTTTAAATTTTTAAGAACAGATTCAGTAGCTTTTTTTCTTTCATCATCTGTTGATTCTGCTAATCTATTACATCCTACGGATGTTAATTCATAATCCATACCTTTTCTAAATTCGTATGGGTTAAATTTATCTAATCTATTTCCATCTACTTCTTTAGAAGGATCTGGTGTGTATCCGTAAAATTTGTTATTTGCCATTTTTTTAATGTGTTATTCCTATATAAATATAAAATTATTTTAAAAGCTATGTTATTGTTTTATTATTTGTTTACTATATCGTTTATTATTATGTATAATAGATAAATTATATAAACCATTTGATAAATTTGATAAATCTAAACGTTTAATATTTTTTTCTTTTATTAATAATCTACCCATCATATCATATATTTCAATTTCTACTTCTAATCTTGTTTTTATAGTAATTATATTTTTAGTAGGATTAGGATAAATAATTATTCCTAAAGACGAAATATCTTCTACAGTAGTAGGCCATCCTTGTTGACAATAATCATACATTGATTGGCAACTTGCATCCCATTCATTAGTACAACAGTAATTATCAACATCAATTACCCAAGCAAAACACCCATCATTTAACCAGTAAGGTAATCCTTCTCCTTGATAACAACCAGCATCATATAAACATGATGTTGAATCAGAAGTGTTAGCTAATGGATCATAATTAGCAGCTGAAACGTCAGTACAACCTGTTATAGGTAATATACATGTTCCGTTGTCTGTGTTTGCTAAAATATCATAGTTTAAAGCATTTGAATTAGTACACCCAAAAATAACTGCTATACACGAACCATTGTCAGTATTAGCAAGTGGATTATAATTAAATGCTGTTGCATCCATACACCCATAAACATAAGGCGTACATGAACCATCATCAGTATTTGCATTTAAGTTATAGTTAAATTGTGTTGGGTCTGTACAACCAAATACAATTGGTAGACAAGAACCATCATCAACATTAGCCAATATAGAATAATTAAATGCTAAAGGATCAGTACAACCTAAAATTGTAGCCACACAACTACCATCATCAGTGTTTGCTAAAACATTATAATTAATTGCTGTTGAATCAGTACATCCTAACAATTCTGCTATACATGAACCATCATTTGTATTAGCTAATGGATCATAATTAATAGCTGTAGAATCTATACACCCATTTATAATAGACACACATGAACCATTGTCAGTATTTGCATTTATATTGTAGTTAAACGCAGTACTATCCGTACATCCATATATATATGAAATACAAGAGCCATTGTCAGTATTCGCATTAAAATCATAATTAAATTGAGTTGGATCCGTACAACCATAAACTACAGGTACGCAAGATCCGTTGTCTGTGTTAGCTAAAATATTATAATTGAAAGCTAAAGGATCAGTACAACCATAAATTGGTAAAGTACAACTTCCATCATCGTCCGTTGCTGTTAAGTCAAAATTTAAAGCAATAGGATTAGTACAACCAGATATTTCTAATTCATCACAAATACCATCACCATCAATGTCTGATAAACATACATTATTACAGTCATAATATTGTGGTGGATACTGACAACCATTATTTACTGTAGCAGATGGATCATAATTACATGCTACTAAGTCTGTACAACCAATGTAATAACAAGAACCATCATCAGTATTTGCTAAAGAATTATAGTTGTCTGCTGTTGTATCTAAACACCCATAAGAAATAGGTATGCAAGTTCCATCATCTGTGTTGGCTAATGAGTCATAATTAAAAGCTAGTGTGTTTGTACAACCTAAAATAAATGGAATACAAGATCCATCATCAATATTAGCTGCTGAATCGTAGTTAAATGAAAGTATATCCATACAACCTAAAACGCCCTCTATACAATAATCACCACAATAAGGTGAATCTTGATATACTGTCCAGAATGGTGGAGCAAACGATTGAAGAGCTCCTTGCCCATTATTTGCAAAAGGATTTTGT